TTCTTTGATATTTTAGATCTGAAGAGCAAAGAAAATTTTAACGATGTATTAAAAACAAACTTAACGATATGAAAATAACAGAGTTAAACACTATAAGTAACGGGATTGAAGAGTGTGAGCTACTGAAGAGATGTAAGCAGCTGGGCGGCGTAACTGTTGATTGGGCAAAAATTTTGCGCGGCTTTGATTTTGAAAGCGAGGGTGAGATAATTGATGCCGTCGTATATATTGCAGAGGTTGCTCAAAATGATAACTTCGTTTCACAGAAAAAGAATAGAGATTTTGACGCGTTCGCGGACAATATCTATCGGCAAGTGAAACAGAAGACTGGTAGAGCGGGAGAGCTTCAAAAATTCGCATCCGTCGTGGCGGCGGAGTGTTGGAACAATCATTTTGCACCTCTTGAATTATCAAAAAAGGTTGTCGAACGTTTTAAGACCGCGCGAGATAAGGATAAATTTAATGCCGCCGCAGCCACTCTGAAAAAGGTGTTTAATTTAAAAGCGGCGGACGTTGACAAATTAAAATGGTTTGCGATTCAATGCCGGGAGGGGGAGCGGTTTCCGTCGAAGCAACGAATGATGTTGTATTTATGGGGCGAGATGAACGAAACGGGCAAAACAACGCTTGCTGAAATGTTTTCAGCAGCATTAAACGGTATGGATTGGGAGGTGGACGACACCTCGCCGCTATACGCGACACTTGACAACGAGTTGCAGTTTGAAAGGTTTGCAATTCCAAAAATCGTAAAATATCGGTGCTGCGTTGCCGACGAGATTTTCTTCAAGGATATGGGGAAGTCATATCCGAAATTTAAAACATTCTTGACTAAAAACGGCGGCACTTACGAGGTAAAATTCGGCGGAACGTTCAATTGGACGGGCTTTCCAAACTATTTCGCAACGTCAAACTATCCGTTAACGAATTTTATTCAAGATATGCAAGATAGGAGATTTTTGGAAATTAAACTTGAAAAGAAAAGCAATAAAATAAAGTTATCGGAGTTATGGCGTAATGTATTAGATTTTTGCATCAATGCCGAGCGGGAGTGCAGCTGGGCGGATGAGCGCGAGCGGCTTGGTTATGAGTTGATAACAATCGGTACAAGGGCGGTTGAGGTTGCGGAATTTGAGATATTTTTACGGCAACAGTTTTTTCTTCAGGCACTTCGCGACTTGCCGCAAGACCTATTCGCAACCGGCAATAGTAATAGGATAACGACGGCGAAGATAATTTCAATTCTGGAGCGTAACGGCGTGAAGTGCGACAAGAAGCGTTTTGAAATTGAAAGAGCGGCGATTAACGTTTTCGGGCAAAAATATAATGAGCGGCTCGGCTTTTGGATTCTCCCGGACATGATTAAAACGTTAGATAATTCAGATTTAAACATAGAGGTTCAAAATTCCGACGAACAAAAAAATAAGGACTTTTTATTTTAAAATCAACGGTACGGCAGTAAGAAACTGTGCCGGAATTACGAGTACAAACCTTTCAAAATACAAAAAATGATAAACGAAGCGATACAGATTGATAACCCACAAAGCACGGTAAGTTTTTTACCGCATGTTATCGGCAGCCTTTCTTTTTTCAATGCCGATAATCTTGAAATTATGCGAGGGTTTAAGGATAATGAATTTGATTTGGCAATAGTTGACCCGCCGTACGGAATTGATATGGCACAAGAATTATTTAAACGAGGGAAAACTTGCAAAAAAAACGGATATAAAGAACACTTAAATAAAGATTGGGATAAGCAAGTTCCAAAACAAATATACTTTGATGAATTATTTAGAATTAGCAAAAATCAAATTGTTTGGGGTGCAAATTATATGACTAAATATTTGCCTGAAAATATGGGGTGGATAGTATGGAATAAGGTACAAAGAGATTTTTCTTTTGCCGATGGTGAATTAGCATGGACTTCTTTTAAACAAGGGTTAAAGATTTTTGACTATGCAAGAGGAAACGAAAGCGGATTTGCTCCAAAACTAAAAGGACAGGAACGCATAGGAATTAATATACACCCAACTCAAAAACCGATAAGATTGTACGAGTGGATAATTAGAAACTATGCACAACCTAACCAAAAAATAATTGATACACATTTAGGCAGCGGAAGTATAGCGATTGCGGTAGAAAAGGCAAACCGCTTGGATAAAATGAACTTGCAATTTGTCGGCATTGAAATCGACAAAGAATATTATGAAAAGGCACTCAATCGAATTGAGCAGTACTGTCGGCAAGGTACGCTGTCTTTTTAGGTTGCCGATAACGTTAAATTCACACTAATATGAAATTACACAACTATCAACAACGTATGATTGACTTTTGCAAGACGACGGATAACATTATATTCTCTGTCGGGATGGGGCTCGGCAAGACGGCGGCAGTACTTCATTATATTAATGAAATGGTTCCGGATAGAGTTTTGATTGTCGCACCGAAAAGGGTTGCCGAGACCGTTTGGTTTCAAGAGGCTAAAAAATGGAACTTACAAGAGGTCGCGGAAAAAATGATAATAGTTTCCGGGACTGCTGCGAAAAGGCAAAAGGCAATGAACGATAAGGCGAAGCCGTACAAGATTATTTCGCGAGACAACTTGAAAGATGTTGACTTATCTATCAATTATGATATTCTTATCCTTGACGAGTTGACGAGCTTTAAGTCCATTTTATCCAAGCGGAGCGAGGCGGTAAGAGCTATTTCGGCGAAAAAGAAAATAGGACTTACAGGAACGCTCCTTGCGAATGGAGCTATAGACATTTTTCCACAAGCCGCCGCCGTCGGATTAGAAAATGCGAGAATTTCAATAAGTCGCAACGGCAAATATAAATGGTGCCACGAGTTTAACGCATGGCGTGATAGGCATTTTGTCGACGTTATGAAAGGCTCCGGTTTGCAATTTTCAAAATACAAGCTTATCTCGAGGCTCGAAGATGTTATCGGAAAATACAGAAATAATATCTTTACGCTCGACGCGGCGGATTGGTTAGAAATCCCTGAGGTGAATTTTATTAAACATGAGGTTCAGTTGAAAGAGGAACAAATGAGCGAATACTTACAACTCGAAACGACGCTTGCGGCAAAAATTGGAGACGATTATTTCGCACTCGATAATGACAAGTCGGCGTTCATGAAGTTGCAAACACTCTGCTGCGGCTTTGTTTACGATAGTGAGCACCGGGCGATAAGGTCAAATGAAGCTACAAAATTAAAAGAGGTTGCCGATTTTTGCGAACGTGCTGCTTCTGAAAATGAGCAAGTACTCTTATTTTATGCGTTTAAAGAAGAGGCGTATTGGCTCGCTGAAATGTTAAAAGAAAGAGGTTTGATATTTTGCAGCGTTTCGAATAAAAATTTCTTGAAAAAATGGAACGATGGCGATATTGACGTGCTATTCGCGCATCCCGCCTCCGCCGGGCACGGCTTAAACCTGCAGTCTGGCGGTAGATTAATTGCGTGGTCGAGTGTTACGTATAATTATGAATTTTGGGCTCAGGCGAACGCGAGGTTGGCTCGGCAGGGACAAAGGCGAGGCGTTGAGGTTCACACATTCGCAACGAAAGACACTTGCGAAAGCCGTATATACAAAGCTATTAGAGAAAAAGAAAAAGGAAATAAAGATTTTATAAATATAACAAAATAAACGAAAAAAACAATTAAAAAATAAAAAAAAATGTATAGAAAATTAAAACGTGTATGGTCTCATAATGATATGAATTACATACCAAAATTCAGAGAAACATTTCCAGAACTTAATAAGGTTTCAAGTGAGGAAATGCGCGATAGATGGATTTCTTTAGGTATTGATTTTTATACCGAAAAGCAAACACCTGTTAAAACTTGGGTGCGATTTACCTTACCTTTTGCAATCATTTTAATGTTATTGATGTTAATAGGAATGCCAATTCTATTTTTAATCACAGGCAGTTGGTTTTATCCGCATACAAAAAAAGATAGAATTTTAAATTGGTTCAGGGCACTGCGGCTTACTTAGCATGAACCATAACGTTGAGTGTAAACGCTGGCCGGGGCAGCACTAACCCCGGAATCAGCGCACAGCCGAACACGCCCCGGCTTGCGTTTGACACATTGTTATAGGGCGTTTATATTGATGATTATGGGATTAGGTGCAGCGGGTTGCGGATATGAATTTGATAACCCAGATTACAGATGCAATCATTTATCCGGTGATTTATTTGGGTTTAAATGCTTAAAATACAAAGCAGAGTTGAAATTACATGAAAGACTTAAAGAACCAATACGGCTACATGAATGCTGTGAAGATGCTTCAAGATATTGGGAAAGTAAAAGGGCGGCTGAAAAAGCAGCCGAGACTATTAAGGTACGGAAGTCTTTAAATGACCTATAACTATGAGATAACCTTACACCTGCTCGTGGCATTAATGTCGTGAGCAAAATAAAAAAACAAAAAAAATGAAAATTAAAATAACACAGCTTATCTTTGCGATTTTAAAGAATTTCGCACTATCGTTTTTCGGAATCCGCGTAATAATTGGATTCATGGATTATTATTTTATTTCAGACGTTACTGTTTTGATATTATTTTGTATCTTTGTAACAGTTTCGACGATGTACGACGCGTCAAAATGTTTTAAGGACTATGAATAACAAAGAGCGAGAATTAGAAGAAAAATGCGTCCGTTTGGCACGCAAAAACGGATTTGTTTCAATGAAAATTGAAAAAAACGGGCACAAAGGAGTCCCGGATAGACTTTTTATTGGAGAAAATCGTATATATTTTATCGAATTTAAGAAACCGGGCGGCGGAGTGGCCTCCAAACAGCAACATTTTTGGAATAACTTATTGAAATCCAATAGAATAGAAGCGTATTTTTGCGATAGTTTCGATGAATTCAAGGATATTTTGAACAGTTAAGGCAAGTGTAGTATATATATAGTACACTTTGCAAGTCGTTGATAATCAGTCAATATATAAATATATATTTTTTTTGAGGCAAAACTTGTATAGAAGCTCTTTAGGCGGTTTCTCTTTTTAATATATATTTTATATATTGTCTTATAAATATATATATATCAGTATGTTTGAGTATATTTTAACAATCGATAATATATATATATTACTTATTGAAACTATTTAACTTATTATGAATTACTGTTTTACGTGAAACATCAAAATATATAGTAGCGCTTGAATTGTTAAAAGGTTAATAAAAATTATGAATATACACCCGAAAAACGCAAAAATCATAATTTTTTGTAAAAAAGGTTGGAAATTATCGAAAAATGATATATCTTTGTCCTAAAAATTTTAAATTATGGCACGGAAAAGTTTGTATAAACCGGAGTATTGTCAGCAAATTGTCGAATTTGCCAAACAAGGAAAAAACTTCACAGCTTTCGCCGATTGGGTCGGCGTCGTCGAAGCGAGGCTGTGCGATTGGGGAAAGCAGCATCCCGAATTCGAGGAAGCACGCGCGATTGCTAAACAATGCCTAAAGATTTATTACGAAAACTTCACGATGGAGGCGGCGGCGGGTAAGGTTGAGAATTGCAAACCTGAATTGGTAAAATTATTTGCAGCGAAGTACGCGGGCTTGTATGCTACGCCGGACACGCGAGTAATTGTTGAGGTTAAACAAATTGCGGAGGACCTATGAAAATATCGGAAAAGTACCTTGATTTTTTCAAACGAACGTCAAACGAACGCATTATATTCTTGAGAGGGGGTAGGCGTTCCGGGAAGACGTTCGCAATATTTTACAAATTCGCGCATAATTTTGAGAAAGGCAGCGGCGGCGATGTTTTGGTAACGGCACCGAGTCATTCGGCATTAGGTACGCTGATGAATGACTTCTCAGCAGTCTTCGGCATAGAGCCGGAATACAAGCAAAAGAAAGGCGAGTATCGGGCGCATTGGTTTGGTGGGCTTTTTAGGTTTCGTATTTTCTCAACAGTGCAAGAGGCAAAGGGAACAAAAGCAAAATGGTTGTGGATAAACGAGGGCGACGGGTTACCTACTGAAATTTATGAAACGTTGATTTTGGGGGTTACAAAGCAAATCGTCTGCGACCACAACCCGACGCAAAATTTCTGGGGCTCGGAGTTGCAAAATGAAAATAATACATTAATAACATCATACGCTGATAACATATATTTGACACCTGCACAGGTTCGTGAATTTGAAGAGATACGGAGAAAGGGCGAGAATGCACCGGCGGGCACACCCGAGCGCGTGCGTTATGAACAACAGATTTTGGGGAATTATTCGCGGATAACAGGAAAGATATTCACGAGTTCAAACATGCTGCGGCAGCGACTTAACGAAGCCGATTTCGAGGATTGCGAAAAGATAATCGTTGCTGACCCATCGAGCTTGCGGGGTGCGGACTATTTCGCGGCGTGCATGGCGTGCAAGAAGAATGGTAAGTATTATTTCCTGCGGTACTTTTCCGTGAATGTTGGCAGCAAGCGGGAGGTTGCGGAGGTGCTATTCAGGTGGCAGCAGGAAACAGGAGCGGAGGTATTTGTCGAGACTAACGGTATAATTGGCATTGATTTCTTTGAATATTGCGACGGTATGAATTTCGCTGTATCGTCATATACGAATAACGGTAACAAGTTTGAGCGGATAACGGCGAATTACGACTTATTCACGAATGAGTGTATATTTAATGATACGGCGGCGAGTGATTCGTTCTTTGAACAGGTGTTTGACTTTTCAGAAAAGTGCGAGCACGACGATAATATCGACTGCATGAATACGGCATTACAAATTTTAAAATATAAGTAACATGAAAAGAGGCAGGAAGGCATCCGGTTTGACAAAGAAAGAGATACGCGAAATTTGGATTTCTAAAAACAAGAATTATTATAAGGATTATTACGCGAAGAATAAGGATCGTTTAAAGATAAAGAGGTGTTTGTCGTAGGCGGTTTAACAAGTTTTATAAAAACAAATTATTTGTAAAAATAAAAATGTACATTTGTCGTCTAAAATATAAAGTAAAGAAAAGTAACGAATGGGAATGGAATTAACATTAAAAACGGGAAAGAGAGTTATATCTGACAGCGGCAGCTTGTCAGAGTTATCTGTTTTGGACTTTCTTGGCAAGGTTTCCGGGCGGCGTTACCATTCGAGTGTCGAGTTATTATTCATGCGTGAAATACTCAGCGGCATTAAAAAAATCGTTTTCTTTTCAAAAAGCGAGAACCCTGAAGTTGAACGCATCGCTTCATATCTCAATATTAATTACAAGAAAGCATTTTTATCAATTTACGAATACGGCGTGTTAGCAGTCGACATTAAAAACAACGAGATTGTAATTGACAGGAAGCCGCGAGTACAGCGGAAGGATGACGACTTTATTTTAAACAACTTCGCTTATGTATTAGCCGACGAGATGGTGTTAACAGGTTATTCGTTAAAATCGTTATTGAAGTCTTATATTGACGACATCGCCGAAATATTGCAGCGGGACGCTCAGGTGTCTAAAAATTTAGGTTTGTTAGGAATAGTTTGCAAGGAGCGACAGGAGAACGTAAGCAACACCGAGATACAGAAAGTTGAACAAAAATTAAACAGTCGCGGCACTGACTTTTTTGGAATTTTGGCAAGCAATCAGGGGTTGCGATATTTAAAGATAGACTTGCCGCTGCAGTCGTTAGACCTTGCCGGAAGAGTTGAGAGCAAAATAAAATTGGCTTGTAATATCGTAGGCGTTCCATATATATTAATAAATAGCGGCGGTAATGTAACTTATGAAAACCAAGCAGAGGCACGGGCGAGATTTTACGACACAACGATTAAGGCGTTTGGCGAGACTATGTTGGAGCTCGGGCGTGAGTTAATTAGAAAGAATAAAAATTTACTAATTCCATCAGAGGACTTAGATTTTAAGATTGAGAACGAAATAAACATTGAAACGAAATGAAAAAGCTATATGCAAACTTTCTATTAAAGGAATCGACAAAGGAGCTCGTCTACACCGAAGATAGCGACAACTTTGTTATTGAATGTACGGCGACGACATTTAACGTGTATAATGAGAACAATCAAAAGTGGTTGCCACGTTCGTTTGATAAATGTTTAAAAGAATTTTACGGCGACAGTCTTAATGTTGTCTGCGGAATAGAGCATCAATGGAACGGCAGGAAGGTTGGCGTGTTTGAAGTTATCAAAACGAATGCCGAAACGATGACGGCAAAATTAAGATTACCTAAATCAATCAAGGATAATGTCGACTATACCATACCGGCTATAAAGGAAGGCATTTTGCAGGGTTTATCGACGGAGGGTTGGTTCGAGGATTACATGTGGACGGAGGATGGCGTCGAGGTTACGAACGGCTTTTTGGCAAACATAGATTTAGTAAGTATTCCGTCGGATAGAGCTGCGAAGTTTAGAAATACTAAAATAGAAATAGAAGAAAAAAAAGAGGAAGAAATTTCAAATAATAACAACATTTTAAAATATTTGTAATATGGCAAATTTTATTATTAGCACTGGACTGCCAATTGGCGAGGGTGCTTATCAACCAGAAATAGAAGAGGTATATGCGAGCTACGAGCCTAACGGAGCGATAACTAATTTGACCGGTGGCGTAACTTTTAAAATTGCCTTCGACATTCCAGATGGCGTGGATTTTTTCAATTTCAAAGATAACGGCGTGGCGATGAGGGGTTCACTTGTTAACGGCGAGTGGGTGTTTATCGACCACTTCGACGTGAGCTACGAGCCTAACGGAGCGATAACGGATTTGACCGGTAACGTAACTTTTGATAGCGTTAAAAATGAATTTGTTGTGCCG